CAAGCGCCGCTGATCGAGGGCAGGAATTGCAAGGTGCTCAGGGCCGACCATAACTGGGCCGGCCGGCACTCCCATGTCATCGCCCGCGGCCAGCGCCCGATCGGCGCCGGCGGCGCCGACACCACGCAGATCGAACATACCGCGACCGACGGCGCTGTGACGCGCTATCGGCCCCATGTGCTGGTGATCGACGGCGATACCGACAATACCCGCGCCGCGATGCGGGCGCGCTACCGCATCATGCGCGAGGCCGGCCATTCGCTAAAGGCCACAGTCACCGTGCAGGGCTTTCACGACGACGGCGGCGCGCTGTGGACGCCGGGCAATACCGTGTTTCTGGATTCGCCGTTTCTCGCCGTGCACCAGCTGATGGGCATCGAACGGGTGGTTTACGCTCAGGCGCGCAAGGCCGGCAGCCTTTCGCATCTGAGCCTGGTCGATCCGGCGGCGCTCGGCGGCTCAGGCGGCGAGGGCGGCTCGGCCGGCTCGTCCTGGAATACCGATATCGGCGCGGATGAAAGCGCTTCGCAATGAGCGGCACATTATGAGCGGCACGTTATCTTGGCCGGTGCACTCGCTCGAGCATCACGACGGCATTCTCGGCACCTTGCGCCGCGGCGTCGTCGTCAAGGTCGACGATTCCGGCGTGCAGCAGCTGCTCGATGTGCAGGGGCTGGCCAGCGATCAGCCGCAGGGCGTGTGGCACCTGTTCCCGCACGGCTTTTCATCCAATTCGCCGACCGGCGCCGACGGCATTCTCAAGGCGCTGGGCGGCCGTTCCGATCGCCTGATATTCATCGGCGGCGAGCACAACAAATATCGGCAGAAGAACCTGCCGAGCGGCAATGCGGTGCTTTACGACGACAAGGGAAATGTCGTCTGGATGCAGAGCGGCCAAGGGATTGCCGTGACTGCTGCGGCCGGCAATATCGTGGTGACGACGCAGAAGGGCACCGTCTCGATCGACGCCTCCGGCCAGATCGTCTATCTCGGCGGCAATCCGAGCAAGGGCGGCGCCTTCGCGGCGGTGCTGACGGAAGCCGGGCCATCGCCTTTCGTCATGGCGCGGATCGGCTGAACATCATGCTGGCGCTCGATCCGACCGTTGCCGCGAGCTACGCCGCCGGCGCGCTGGCGGCGGCCGAAGCCTCGGTCGATGCTCTGATAGGCCAGCCCGGCGTGACGCTGGCGCAGGCCGTGGCCGCCAAGACCGCCTTTGTCGATGCGGTGTTTCACACGCTGCGGCAGGCGCCGATCGCCGCCACGGTCGGCGGCACGGCCTATAATTGGGATGCCCGCGACGAGGCGGTCGCCGCGCTGGCGGCGGCGCTCACCGGAAATCTGATGGCGCAGGCCGCGACCGCGGTATCGGGCCTGATGACCGCGCTGAATAGCTGGATCGGGTCGACATCCCCACCGGCACTGCCGCCGGTGAACACGCTCAATTATGGCATCGTTTATTCGGCCGACGTGCCGGCGCTGTCCTATACGCCGCCGGCGCTGGCCGGCATTTCCTGGACCCCGCTCGGCACCATGACGCCGGTGTCGCTCGCGGCGGCCGATGCCACCACGCTGATCCAGGCGGTCGCGAGCCGCCGGGCCACGCTGCAAGCGGTGCGGTTGGCGCTACAGGCCTCGCTCGGGGACTGCCGCTCCATGGCCAATGTGATCGCGGTATCGGTCGCCGGCGCGAGCTGGTGAATGGCGGGGCCGTCGAAATGACCGGTCTGCTCATTCGCGGCAGCGAAGGCTGCGCGCCCGATCCGTTCCTGCTCTGGGACTCCCTTCACATCGACGTCGAGGGCGGCACCGATTTCGTCTGCGACTGGCGGCTGGCGGCGCCGCCGAACAATGTGCTCAACGCCGGCGGCTTGCAATCGATCGCCGCGCTCGGCACCGCGGTCTATCTGGCGCTGTTCACCGACGCATTTTGTCCGTCCGATCATCCGCTCGCCTATCTCGCCGGCAGCGACAACCGCGGCTATTGGGGCGACGGCGTCGACGTCGAAACCGACCAAGGCGAAGGCCCGCTCGGCTCGCTGTTATGGCTGTTGGAGCGCGCCCCGCTGGTCGCCGCCGGCACGCCGATCGAGCGCTGGGCCGAGACGCTCGCTATGGCAGCATTGCTGCCGCTGAAGGTGCAGGGCGCGGTGGCGCGGATCGTCACTTCCGCCGGAGTCAATGTCGAATTCGACCGCGTCGAATTGTCGGTGCAGCTCTACGGCAGCGACGGCGCCGTGAAGTTCGATCGCAAGTTCGGTCTAGTCTGGCGGCAGCTCCGCTGATTATCGAGGCGGCCTGATGCCCTTTCCGATCCCGGCACTGTCAGATCTGGTGCTGCGCGCCCGCCAGGCGTTCCGCACCTATCTGCCCGGGTCCGACGCATGGCTGTTTCCAAACAATCTCGGCCCGACCGCCAAAGTGTTCGGCGGCCTGATCTTCGAAGTGTTCGGTTTCGCCGACTACATCCAGAAACAGAAATTCGCGCTGACCGCCGACGGCGACAATCTCGAATTGCACGGCGCCGAATGCAAGCCGCCGTTACAGAGAAAACCCGCGCAGCCGGCGACCGGCAATATCGTCGTCACGACGCAAGCGGCGCTCACCGCGGGGGCGGCGGCGCAATTCCAGCGTGCCGACGGCATGCTGCTCGTCGCGCGGCAATCGGCCTCGATCGCCGGCGCCGGCATTCTCACCATCGCGGTCGAGGCGGCGAGCGGCGGTCAGAACACCACGACCATCGCCGATACCGCCTTGACCATATTCTCCGGCGTCACCGGCGCCGGCGCGGCCACGGCGACGATCGCGGTCGATCGCAACGGACTGACCGGCGGTCTCGACATCGAGCCCGACGGCGAGCCCTATAGCTCGGATCTGGCGACCTTCCGCGGTCGTATCCTGTTCAACAAGCGCAATCCGCCGTTCGGCGGCAACCCGGCCGATTACGTGCAATGGTGCACGAGTGTCATCGGCGTCACCCGCGTCTTTGTCGAGCGGCTGTGGAACGGCCCCGGCACGGTGCGGGTGTTTCCGCTGATGGACGATCTTTACGGCGGCGCCGGCGGCGTGCCGGCGGCGGCCGATCTGCAGCGCGTCATCGATTATCTGCAGACGGTGCAGCCGTCCGATGCGCTCGTGACGGTGCAGGCGCCGGTGCCGGTGATCGTCAATGTCACGGTGCAGGGCCTCGAGCCGAGCACCACGGCGACCCAGGAGGCGGTGCTCGCCGAGCTGGCGGCGACCTTCCGCCGCAAGGGCCGCATCGCCGGCAACGACAATTATTTCCCGTCGATGCCTTATCTGGCGCATCCGACCACGTTCGCGCTCGACTGGATCGCCGGCGCCATCAACAACGCCGCCGGGGTCCATCGCGCGAAGGTCATTTTGCCGAACGCCGATATTCCGCAGGGCTCAGGCCAGATCCCGGTGCTCGGCACCGTGACGTTCATGTAGGGCGGATGAGCCGCGAAGCGGCGTAATCCGCCACGAGCGACGGTGGGTTACGCCGCTTCGCGGCTAATCGACCCTACGGGAGCAAATGGCATGGCCTGGGGCTCGTGCTCGGAGATCCAGCCGCCGCCGTTCGCCTGCCCGACTTTGCAGCAGTCGATCGACGCCACCACGCAGCTGTTGCCGCACGGCCGCGCCTGGCCGGCCAACAGCCGCGGCATGGTTTCGAATTTTCTCGCGTGGCTCGGCGATCTCGCCGGCACTCCGTCGCCGGCGGCCTGGCCGCCCGGCTTCGTGCAGACCGGATTCTTCGCCGCCATCGGCGCGGTGCGCAATTTCGTCGAGACCGAACTGTGCGCGCTGCGCCTCGAATTCTGGTGCGCCACCGAGACGCTGACCAACGACCTGTGGATGGCCGAATACGGCCTGCCGGACGACTGCGATCCGTTTCCCGATCTCTGCGCCAAGGTCGGCGCCATGGGCGGAAGGCGCTGCGAGCTTTATCAGGAACTGTGCGCGCGCAACGGCTGGATTATCGAATGCGCGCCGGCGAATTGCGCCGGCTCGCTCGCCGATTGCGCGCTCGCCGACTGCGCCGTTGCCGGCGGCCCCACGCCGCCGGCCTACATGGTGATTACCGTCTATCTGGGCCTCAGTCCGGCCTATCAGGGCGCGCCGGTGCCGGCGCCGGCGCCGCAGGGCGTGACGCCGCTCGCCGACTGCGCCTATGCCGACATCGTGCCGACCTGCCCGCAGCCGGCGCTGCCGGCGGCGCCGGACCTCACCACGCTCGAATGCCTGATGCAGCGCATCGCTCCGGCCCACGTGGTCGTGAGCTATGTGACGCAATGGGCGCCCGGCTAAGCAGCATCCAAAAAGAGAGCAGCGATGACCACCGACCTCGGCGGCCCGAGCCAGTCCGCGACCAATTACACGACGACGCGGCCGGCATCGACTTCGACCTATGGCGCGGCCGACACCTGGTTCAATCCGTGCACCGGCGGCGCCCAAAACGGCACCCAGCTCAAGGCCGATTTTTTCAATCTCTGGCTCGCCAATGTCCGGGCGCTGATCCGCGGCGCGGGCGTCGTCGCGAACAACGCCGACGATATGCTGTGGCGCGCGATCGAGGTCATGACGATCCGCGAGGGCGACGACAGCGGCGCCGTCAACGCTCTGGTGATGACCAATACGCCGCCGGTGCCG